GTAATGTAGGCAATCATAGAGGCTCCGTTGAGTACCCGTTGACGTACAGTGAGGAGGGCGGCCCGCCGTCCCAATCCATCAGCGCCTCCAGGCCCGCCACCCCGATCCGCCAGCAATCCACGACCGCGCCGGGCGGGATGCGCCGGTTGATCGTCGTCTCTTCCCCGCTGTGCCGGATGACAACGAGCGTTCCAACGGGAGGCGGTGTGGAGGTGTCGAGCATCAGGCAGCCCAGGAAGGGGTGATGGTCATGCGGAAATAGTTGAACCGAAACCGGCGGTTTGTGCTGCCTGCGCCTCGGTGCAGAGACATCGTTGCGTTCAAGTCGACAGTGGAGCGCGGGAGGTTTGACGGGCTGGAGGTCGTCGCAGCAGTCAGGAAGTCGGTTGCCGCCGCTGTCGGTGTCGAGCCTCTCCCGATCTTGACAGAGCAGGATGACGAAGTAAACGTCATTTGCACCATGTAATAATACGATGGTGTCACCGCAACGCCCGTGTCTGTGTCCAGCCCCGTCACGTTGTCTTTGGTGAACAGTTTAAAGTTCGCCGTTCCAACGTCGTACCGGATGCACCCCATATCCACCGTTCCCGTGGAGGGGTTGGCCGCTGCGAGCGTCGTTGTATTCGACAGACCGGCGAAGAAGTATTGCGTTGAACCGGTTGTGTCGCTTCCAAGTCCAAAGTTGAAGTTGAGAACAATCGTTCCCTGATTTGTCCTGTACCCGCCGACGACGTACCATCGCGCATAGAAGGCGCCCGCGTCCCCGAACTGTGTACAGAAATAATCGGCTTCTGACTGCGACGGGGTGAGGATGCCGCCTGTGCTGACAGTGGGGCCGGAGCCGTCGAGGTTGACGCTCGTTCCGGCTTGCGGCAGGACGTACACAAAGATGACGTTTGACCGCACCCCCTTGATATCCGCACCGATCCAACTGTTGAGCGTGCCTGCACTGTCAGCAATCGGGATGATCGATGCCGCCGGGGTTGCAGAGGTAGCGATCCCAGCCACCGTCGTTCCGCTGCGCCGGAGCAGTTCCCCGTCCGCAACCGCGCCCATCGTCAGCGTCGTCCCGCCCGACTCCCGCAGCGCCCGCGCCTGCGTGACCTCCCATGCTCCCGCGTTCACCGCAAGATCGCCAAGGGACGCCCGCGCCCATGTCGCGGCGCCGGTTGTGTAGAGCAGGCCTGCCGCCGTGTCTGCCGCCAGCAGCGAAGTCAGCCCGGCGTCGAGGGGCTGGTAGGTGGCGGCGGCCGTGGCGATGGTGAGGTACGTCGCGGCTGCCGTCGCCGCCGTCAGGTATGCCGACAGGTCGATAGACACCGCCCCGCCGGAGAGGGAGAGGGGTGCGCTGAAGGTGATGTAGGAGGCGGCGCCGGAGCCGTCGAAGCCTGCCGCCCGGTTCGGGGTGCCGGTATGATCGCTGTCAGGCCAGAGGAGGTTTGTCAGGGCCGTGTGATCGGTGACCCCCCCGCCCCCGCCTGCCTTCCAGGTCTGATCGTCGGCGAGGAAGCGCGTCCCGGCGCCCGTGCCTCCGGTGCCGAGTTGATCGGAGGGGACGAGGCCGCCGATATCGAGGGAGGCGACCCCGGAGGGCTGCCCGACCTCGGCATCGTTGATCAGGCGATGCTCGGCGCCGGAGTGGTAGATCCACGCCTGCCCGTCTGTGGGGCTGACCCGGAACTGACCGGCGGCGTCCATCAGGCGCTCTGCCGTCCATTCCAGGATCTCCGCCACGCGCCGGATCAACGCTCAATCCTCCATGCCAGTGCGTAGCAGTCTACCTCTACCTTACGCGCTGCGCCAGCGGCGGTGATGACGCCGATGCAGGGGGTGAGTCCGGCAGTCGGCTCGTTGGTCGTCGCAACAGGGCTGCCGACATCAACGCCGTTGACGGAGAACTGCCAGCCGCCCGCCGTTTTCCGCGCGCCGAGCGTTACCCATGTCGCGCCCCCGGCGGCGCCCATATCGACGCTGCTCTCTGATGTGCCGGAGCGGACGATGCCGAACCAGTTTGCGGCGGCTCCGGCGGCGCGGACGGCGAAGCCGATCAGGGAGCAGGTGTTGGCGAGGGCGGCATCCGGCCATGTGTCGTCCTTGTCCGTCAGCCCGGCCCATGCGCCGACGCTGGTATAGGTGCCGCCCTGGAGGCGGGCGCGTACCCGGAGATCGGTGCCGGATGGCGGGGAGCCGAACAGGGGCGGGGCTGTGACATCACCGAGGGTCAGCAGACCGCCGTAGTCTACAATCGCCTGCGTCTCTATCAGCACCGATCCGAGCTGGTTCCAGCCCGTTGAGGTGCCCTTGCTCGCAGTCGGCGGGTTGGTGATCGGGTCGGCGCCGAGTCCGTAGAGCGTCCACTTCAGATCGCCATAGTCATCAGCGGCGGCGAAGTCATCGAAGATCCGGCCCGTCTTTGTCAGATCCTCTGCTCCGTCTACCTCCTCCTCCATGAGCAGCCGGTCGATCAGCACGTTGACGGCGGTGGGTGAGGTGCTGTTCTTGCCGACGCTGAACCGCACCCATCTTGCGCCGGAGGGCGGAGAGAGGGAGGCGGACGCTGCGAGCCACTTCCCCGAAGCGGTCGGGGTGGCGTTCCAGAGGTACTGAGTCACGGACAGGGAGGCCTGATCGGCGTCAAGCCACTCCGCCCCGATCTGCACGGTGGGCGCGGTGCTGTCGGCTTTGAGTTGCGCCTGCGCCCGGTACAGGCGGGTCGGGGTGACGGGCAGGGCATCGGACAGGAGGGTGACGGCGGCGGCGCCGGTCAACAGGAGCGCCTTCTCGCCGGTCAGGGGGGCGGCGTAGGTGCTGCCGTCGTCAAGCAGGGCGCCGGTTCCCCAGGTGCCGACGGACATGCTCCAGCGGTCGGGGGGGTAGGCGGCGCCGCGCGTCTGGCTGCCGAAGAAGCCACCGAGGAACCCCCCGGCAACGCGGGCGGGGG